GAAAGGTTTTGGTAGATTTCAAGAACTTGACCAGGTGTTCCGCTGATCAGACCGTCTTCGTCAACTACAACAACTGAAACTTCGTCAGTAACAGTGCGACCTGCGTTTGTCATCGATGAAGATACACCAGGAGCAGACTCGACAACGTTGAAGTATTCCCATTGACGCTTCAATGAAGTACCGCTGAAGTTAGTTGACTTGTTCCATGTGGTATCGAAACCGATATTGAAGAAGATGTTCGTACCGTCATCGGCTTGTGCGCCTTCTGAAGTGACCTTCATGTTTTGCTTACCGATAGAAGTATTACCAACTTCGATATAATCGCCGACAGTGATCTTATCTTTGAGTGCGGTCACTGCAAGACGAGCTTGTGCAAGAGTAAGACCGAGGTCAGTCGCTGATTGTTTTGTAAAATAAACAACCGAGTTGGCTGCGCCATTCGAGATGGCAACGTTTGCTCCACCAGATGTTAACGAGAGAGTAAAGCCGGTTGTATTCGCTCCAGTAATGAAGTACGATGTACCTTCTGATAAACCTTGAATGCTATTCGCAGTCGAAGAATTTCCCTTAGCATACCATACTGTATCACCGTTGGTGAACAGCGTGTTTGCTGTTGCAAGCGAGATGAAGTTGGCTGATACGCCGTTCGAACCGACTGCACGAGCACCTGCAGAAGCAGCTACACGATCGGCGAAATCATCACCTGACCACACGAAGACAACGTTAGCAGTGTTGCTGCCTACGGCGATCGACATAGTGGCACTTGTAAGATCAGCAAGAGCATATGTGTTTGCAGTTGTTGAACCCCAAGTGGTATTAGTTTCGAATGTAACTGTTTCGGCATATTGTGTTGCGCTATCGCACATCGAAACCTTCAGCGAGTTACCGAGTGCACCAGGATAACGAGCTACGAACTCTGTTCCTGTAAATGCTGTGTTCGTTGCACCTTTGTTTTCGAACTCTTCTGAGTTGCGAATAACTACGTTTGATGCAACAACTGCAGCTGTATTACCAGCATAAGCAGAAAGTGTCGTAGCATTAGCAAAGAATGAAAGAAGTGCTGAAGCGCTTGCGGTTGCTGCCTTTGAAATTGTAATAGCGCTGTTAGTTACTGCTGTTACAAAAGTATCTTCTGCAATGCCATCACCTTGTACGCGAAGTCCAGCTGTAAGACCAAGAGCAGTACCATTAGCGGCAAGCGATACGTCACCGTCAAGAGTAATAGTTGAAGTGTTTGCACAACCTGTTGTGGTCGCAGCACGCGAAACATACAGAGCATTTCCATAAGAAAGGAAGTTTGCAGCCGTATAAAACGTTTCGTAGTTGTCTGAAGTTGGTTTACCGAAGCGATTTGCGAGTGTATTTTCTGAATCTACAAGAACAAACTTTCCTACTGGTCCCCAACGAAATACTCCGCCGAAACCACCGACCGTAGTCGCAAGTGCCGGAACAGTTGTTGTAAGATCAATTTCAGAAACATTAATTCCTGGGCTGACTTGAAACGCCATTGTTATCTCCCTTTAAAGGTTAGTCATATAAGTTGCATTTGCTTTATTTATAACTTCATTAAATTAGGGGATTTATCTATAAAAAAGCGTGGACTTCTGATATTTAATCTTTCCCTAGCATCTTGTAAATTTTCAGATAGTAGTTTGTCATAATCTTCTGCAAGTAAGAACTTAGCTTTTTTACCATTTCGATATGCTTCGTATAACATTTTAAGATGTGTAGGTGTAAGATTTCTTAATCCTAATGGTCCTCCTACATTAAAAAGAATAGTCAAACTAATAGTCAGCCAACTTAAAGCTCTTGTTTGAGCAAACGAAAACATAGTAATGCACATTTCTCCATCTACTGTTGTTGGATAACCAGTAAGAATATGCCAAATATCATGAGTATCCCTATAACGTCTAGCCATCCAACTATATGGGTGTTTGGCTTCAATCCACTTGTCGTTTGTCTGTCTTCGGCTGACTTTTACTACATTTATTTGTTGTTCTTTAAACTTTTCATAAGAAACTCTTCCAACAGAACCTTCTGGACGATCACAAAGTGTAGGAATATAGCTTGAAATTTCTTCATTACTAAAAGCCATTTCTCCGCCGAGTCGAGATTCCAGCATCTTTTTATATGTATACTTCAGAGAAGGTCCACTTCCATATCTAACTACTTGAGCAATAAAAATCAATCCGTTTGTAGGATGTGATAACGCTGGCTTCAATGCTCTTAACATGCGTTTTATATCAAAATTATAATCATCCATATCAAAAGTTCCCCTCAAAGAATCCCATCTTCTTGGCAACCCAGAAATCATCTTTTGGTCCACCATCGAAGAGTGATTCGTTTACTTCTTCATCGTGTTGATCGTCGCCTGTACTCATGAGTCCAAATGGAAGCATCTGCTGCTCAAGCATCTTCTCATTCTGTTCGTAAATTTGCATACGAATATCAATATTCGTAATTTCTTTCAGATAAGGCTGCGTAGTCAACCAAGCAAAGAGAACACAACACATGGCCATGTCATCGTTACCGTCTTCTGCTTCGTATGACTGGTTGCCTTTCAAACTATTCTTGAGCGAGAAGCGAGTCAACTCATAGATAGTGTCATAGTCATAGATCAAGAACTTATCAGATTCGACGAGAGTCTTGAGTGTGGCACAGCCAACTCGTTTCACCTGCTTCGTAGTCTTGACACCATAGTGAGTCGTCGTAGCAAAACCGCCTGACAGACTTTGACCCGTTCTGCCGTTATTTGCAGTCACGAGAACGCCGTCATACTCAAGATCGTAGTGCAAGATGTCAGCTACTTGTTGACCAATATCGTTTGTTTCGACAAGAACAAGAGCATCGTTATATTTGATGGCCGCATTATAGATGATGTTCGGATAGATCATCGGCGATATCAGGTTATTTCGATATGCTGCTACTTGTCGATAAGGCATCGTCGATACGTTGACGACAATGAAAGCAGAATAGTCGGCTCCGGCTCCTCGAGCAGTATCAACCACAATCGCATAAATGGTATCTGGTTCTGGTTCTTCGTAGATCTTCAATCCACCATCAGCCTGAGCAATTGGATTTTTATAAACCATATTACGAAGTTTGGTAGGATGAATCAGTGTATTCGAAGATCCAAGGAATTCGCACTCATATTCTTGTCTAAACTGATCTTCAGACGTATTGCTGATCGTCTGTTCTTTCCATGCATCATCGCGGCCTGGAATTTGTGACCAGTGAACGTCAACACGAGCATAAGCATTTCTACCTTCTTCAGACTCTGTCCAGATACGATAGAACATGTTCATGCCATTCGGTGTCGAAGTAATCAGAACCTTCGAACTTTGACCAGATGAAATGGTAGGATAAACCGAAGCGAAGAACTCATCTTGAATGTTGGTCGGAACGAAGGCAAACTCGTCAAGGTAAACCATGTTCTGAGAAGTACCACGAATCGCAGAAGATGAGGTAGCCGAGGCAAGGATTTCAGATCCATTCTCGAGCTTAATGTTACCTTTATTCCATTCAGTCACGCCCATCTGAAGCCACTTCGGAAGATGCTCGAACATCAACTGAATACGTCCAAGGATTTCTCGAGCTTGTCTGTCTTTGTTGGCCAGAATAGCAATCGAGTATTCTTCGTTGAATACGATCTTCCAAAGTAAGTAAGCGGCAACAGTCGTCGTCTTACCGACCTGACGAGGCATCTTACAGATAACAAATCGATTCTCTTCGAAGGCGAGGATCATTTCTTTCTGAAATTCCCAGAGCGGGAACATGATCAAACCTTTGTCAATGTTGACAATCTTACAGTAAGTTAAGATAAAGTAGATCGGATCCTCAGAGCACTTGATATACTCGGCAACCTGCTCTGGAGTATACTCGACTTTTGTGTCGGCTCTTTTTAATCGAGGATTACCTAAATAATTTTCACTCGCCATCTTTATGCTGCTTTAGATATTTTTGTAATTCTGCAGTCGACCCGACGAACAAATTATTTGTGACTTGTTGAGCGGTAGCAGTTGGATCATCTTCCATCAGTTTTTTCTTTTTGACTTGTAAATCCAGAAGATCTTTGCTCGCTCCAACCATGGTGTTCATCATTCCAGCAAGTACTTCATATGCTCTTGGATGTTGACTTTGTTTCGCTACATCCATCAGATCAAAGAGAGCTTCTTGCCCTTTATTAATGACTTCCATCATATTCTCGCGAGCAAATTCAAAGTCAGCCGAGACTTGTGTGCTCATCTTCTTTTC